TTTGGTAAATTGAACCGTCAAAGATTTTGATTCATCTGGATTTTTTTCATACCAATTATAATATTCACCCATAACTTCCTCGTATTCTTTAGATTTGAGTCTTAGATAGACAGGAGTGATAATTTTTTCAGGTAAATCTAAAACGTCTTCTTTTAGTCTCCTCAAAGTCAGACCCGAAGTTCGGTCCCTTAGTTCCTCTAAATTTGATGCACCCATGACGTTCCAAACTTTACGGGGACCAACTCTAAATTGATATCCACTACAATACCTAATAACGTAAGCCATCCAATTTTTTGCAACGGGGGAATCCACCAAACTTAATAAGTTATAATAGTCTATCGGTCTTGATGTCATTGGAGTTCCAGTTAGTAACCAAAGTCTATCAACCTTTTTTACAATATCGTTTATTAGTTTTGTTCTTTGTGCTTGAGCATTTTTGATATAGTGTGCCTCATCAACGACCACCAAATCAAAATGGGCATCAATAATTTTCGATTCATCTTTTCTTTTAGTGTCATGGAAATTTTTTATGATGTCATAGTTTATTATTACAAAATCATGTTCTGTTGAAAAGTTTTTTCCCTCGCATATATAAACTGAGCGTTTCGAGTAATTTTCAATTTCTCTTTGCCAATTTATTTTCAGTGATGCGGGACAAATTATTAAAACTTTTTTTGCTTGACATTCAAGGGATGCAATTATTGTGGATGTTGTTTTTCCCAAACCCATATCATCCGCTAAGATGTATTTTTTGTTTTCAACGAGTTTTTGTATTGCTTCTTTTTGATGCGATAGTGGTGGTCTATGAGAATATTTTTCGTAATCTATTATTACGTCTTTTACTGTATTATCTTTGATTACCGCAGCCTTTGGTAACCAAAACTCATGAAACTCTTCAGTCTCCCAAACTTTACCCCAAATATGAAAAGCTTTTTCCTTTTCACTTAATAATTTTTCAACCCAAACTTTTTGAGGTATTTCTGTATAGAGTTTATCGTCCGCTAATTTTTGTGCAAAATATGCATCCAATATAACCCATTTTTTTGCAACTTTTGGTTGTTTGTCATGATTATTGATTATGTATTCCGATTGACTTCTCGTGGGGTAAAATTTTTTATTAATTTCAGATTTTCTTTTAAGTTCTAAAATATAATTGTTTGCCCCTTCATATTGTTCTAAAAGAGTGAGTGCTTTTGATTCTAAACTTATTTCTATCGACATCAATTAACTCAATTTAATTCTACCATCGCACCAATAGTTGTCTCCACCATACCATACGAATATTTCTTCACCAGGTAGAATTTCCTTTGTTGAATAAAATTCAAATGTGTTATTATCTAAATTGGACCTCCATGCGGCGTTTGGGGTTTCGCTGTGATTGTATAAACTTGCAAAACCTAAACCAACAACCTGTTTTTCCCAATGTTCTCCTTGTGGCCAATTGAATCTATAATCCATGAGGAATGGTGATGTTTCACCCTTAACCATACCAATATCTAAAACAGGACAAATTTCAAAAATTTCCCCAAGTTGGATTTTGGATGTCGAAAAAACCCCTAACCCATGGACGGGGCTTTTAGCTACACATATCTTTGTAGGTGGTACTATCATAGTAAAACTTTTGAGGAAAATATAACCAAACTCTAAATATTTATCAATATGGCAGAAAATTTAGTTCCTATATCGAGGTTGGGTAAATTCTTTGGTGGTGAGGATTATGCGTTAGAAATTGACATGGGTCAAGAGTGGTTGGAAGGGGACATGAATTTCACGATAATACTTTATAGGATTGATAGATACAAAACAAAAACAGATGATGTTTATGGTGAGGTATTGGAAGATGGTATTCAGTATTTAGCCCCTGTTGAATTGAAAGTTTATCTTCAGGTTCTTGCTCCTACGGATAAGTTCTATGGTAACTCTAAAATTGAATTGCAAGAACCTGGTAACATGAAGTTTGGAATATATCAAAAACAACTTGATGATTTGGGTGTCGAGATTTTCATGGGTGACTATATAGGTTATTATGAGAGCGAAGATAGGGTTAGATATTATGTTGTCAGTGATGATGGGTACGTAAAGTCAGATAACAAACACACCTATGGTGGATACAAACCCTTCTATAGAAGTGTGGTTTGTACCTATGTAAGTGAAAACGAATTCAAAGGTATTTGATGAAAATTATAATTTCAGAATCTCAGTTCGATAATATTTTTTTGGGTAGTAGAGTAATGGTTTATTACAACTTACATAAACATACATTTTCTATATCACACTCAGGTAAGGTGATAATGCATGCTGATTTTGTTAAGTTGTCGGATGTTGAGTTCAGAGTTCGTCATGGTGGTCGAGAAAAAGTGAGAGATGAAAAAAGAAAAAATGTTCATGCTTTTGTTATTGGTAAATTGGAAGACTATTGCGAATTTCCTTGTGATAATGTAGTTCCGCCAAATAAGGGAATCATAGTTTCTTATGACCCTTATAAAAACGAAAGTTTTGTAATAAAAAAAACCCAAGAACCTGTTTTTAGTGCTGAAGTAGTTGAGATGGTTAATTTAAAGAATAAAATATATATTATTAAATAAAAGATGAAATTCATAATAAACTCAAAACAATATGGGTTTTTATTGGAGGGTGAAATCGCTTCGAAGAAATACGATGCAATTTTAATCGGTGGTCTAGAGCATCGAGAGGGCGATAAACCTCTTCCTGAACAAATTTCCCTTCTAGCATCTGGGTTGGGGAAATTCAACATCAAAGGTTTTCATCATAACGATTCAATAGATAAGATACTTAATTTTATGGAACAAAATCCTAAAAAACCGATATATCTTTTTAGTGCAGGTTGTGTTCATTCAAAAGACATTTCGGCTAGCCCTCATTCGGATTTGTCACGAATTTATGTAATCGAACCTTTTGCTCCGTCGAGAACAACCAAAAAAAGTGTGGAGGATTCGGTTTCTAATGGGGTGCCTTCCTACAATGTTTTTGTTGGTCCAACATCAGGTCGAGGTTTGGGCGTTATCAAAGGAGCTCGCTCTTCAAGAGCTAAATCGCATTGGGATGCATTAACTACTGTTGGTTCAATGACAAAATAGATTTTATGCCATTACCGAAACAAGTCAAACCTAATCTTCAATTAGTTCCTCCCAAAACCTTGATTGCTCGGAGGGAACAATTGAAAGAGTACATTACTAAAGATGGTACATATCTACCTAAGTCTGTTCTTCATGCTGATTTGGATAGAGGTATGTTAGATTTTGTTAAAGGTGATTTACAAGTTGTGACGGCTGGAAAAATAGTACCAATGGTTGATATTATAATCACAACTCAGAATTGGGCACAATATTTAGAAACTTGGAAATTTATTGATTTGGATTACAATCCATCACCACCTTTCGTTACTGTGGTTAGGTCTCCTGAGGTCAAATATGGAACAAACCCGGCTCTAAAATATAATATACCAAACAGGAAACAATTCTATTATGCTTCTGTTCCGACTTGGAATGGAAACATGCAGGGTATGGATATCTATACAATTCCACAACCTGTTCCTGTCGATATAAATTATAGTGTGAAAATTATCTGTAATCGTATGAGGGAGTTGAATCAGTTGAATAAAATTGTTCTTCAAAAATTTTCCTCGAGACAAGCTTATACTTTTATTAAGGGTCAATACGTTCCCATAATTTTGAACAATATAAGTGATGAATCTCAAATGAATATGGACGCCAGAAAATATTATGTTCAAAGTTATGATTTCACAATGTTGGGCTATTTGATTGATGAGGATGAGTTCGAGGTAAAACCTGCGGTGTCTAGAGTAACGGAATTAGTTGAGGTCGATAATACTACTAGAAAAAAGAAAATAGAAATTTTTCCCAAGAACCCAGACGAGTTTCCTCAAAACTTCAGATTTTTAACTGGAACTACAGCTTTGACAACATCGATGGAATTTACAGCAGATATGAACGTAGTATCAACAACAAACGTTAATACTTATGATGTTTTCATTAATGGTGATTATTACGGTGTTGATGTTCCTTTAATTCAAATAACAACCAATGATGTACTCAAACTAGAAGTTACCAAAACAGACCCAACAAAGGAATCCAATATATTTTTCGATAACATATTATATGGAGATGCAATAGCACCGAATTATACAACTAAAGCTGTACCAACCCCTTATACCTTGGGTGTTTTATCTGGTTCTACTTTCCAAATCGGCGGGGGTTTAAAATATGTTCCAAACCAAGATGTTAGGATTTATCACAACGAGTCAGCTAATCAAGTTTCTAAAGTTGTTTCCTACAATGTTGGTTCTGGCGTTTTTGTTTTCTCAGGTGCCTCCCAAGTTGTTGGGTCGGGTACTTATTGGAGTTGGAATGTTATTTAGTTTTCTCCGTAAATGTCCTTTTTTTCTTGACACTTTTCAAGTATCAAATTTTCTAAAAATTTATATATTTTAATTCCCCTTTTATCGCAGTATTTTTTTAGAATTTCATGTACTGCAGGGTCAATTTTTATATTCTTAATTTCTTTCTTAGTTCTCATGGTAGAAAAAAGGCAGAATTAATTCTCACCGTTTATAAATAGATATTCGAAAGTCAAGTTTTTTCATCTTAATATGAATATTTATCAATAAAATAAATCTTAGGATAAATTAATTTATAATAATGGCAACAGCACAAGCAAATCAGAAAGTTTTCGTTTCCCCAGGTGTTTATACCTCTGAAACAGACTTGTCTTTCGTAGCCCAAAGTGTCGGTGTAACGACCTTAGGATTAGTGGGAGAATCAATAAAAGGGCCGGCTTTTGAGCCTGTGTTCATCACAAACTACGATGAGTTCCAAACATATTTCGGAGGAACAATTCCTGAAAAGTTTGTTAATACACAAATCCCAAAGTACGAAGCGGCGTATATTGCCAAGTCGTACTTACAACAATCAAACCAAATGTTCTTCACAAGAATTTTGGGTTTGTCGGGTTTTGACGCGGGTCCATCTTGGTCTATAAAGGTAATTGCTAATGTTGACCCAACAACTGTTGGTGTAGTAGGTTCAACAGGTGTATGGACCGCTAACTTCTCAGGTTCTACAGGTGGTACTATCACATTTATTGGTGGGGCTTTTCCTGGACCTGTCAATGTTGATTTGAATAATCAATACACATTGTTCAACGGTAGCACTTCTTCATATTCTAGTGACTTCCAAACTTACCTCGGTAATGTTTTGGAGAATCCCTCTTTGTCGGCAACAACTTCAATTTTTTATGGTCCGGCAACAACGACATCATATCAAAACATTGTGAGTGTTTATAACGCAACAACAAATGTTTTCGGTGTAGATAGTTTAGATATTGCTTCAAACGACTTATCTGCGTCAAACAACGATTCTTGGTTCTATGCTGCTTTTGATTTGACAACAGGAAACAACTACTCAGGTTATTCGTACAACTATGTTGTAAGTAATTTGGTTAATTTAGGTTCTTCTGTTTTTTCAGGTACAATATCAGGAAACATTTACACCTACTCAGGCACCGCATATCCAGAATATAATAATATGGTAGTTGCAACTCTACGTTCAAGAGGTATATCATTATATACCAATAGCTCAGCGAGTCAAAACCATGGACCAATATATGAAGTGACAGGACTCACAGATGTACAATTAGTATGTACAGGTCAATACTCAGGTGTGACAAAAAATCCTTTTGGTACCTTCTTGATTTCGGGAGTTACAAAAGACGCAACTACTTTCAGTTTTGAAACTTCTTTATTAGCTTCATCATCAAAATATATTGCTAAGGTTTTAGGTTTTGATAATTTTGGAAAATCAAGAACTGAGGTTCCTCTTTTCGTTGAGGAAATTTACCCAAGCTCTTTGAATTATGCTTATAATCAAAGTTATATTAGAGGTTTAAATTGTACTTTGATTGGTTTACCTCAAGCTCGTCCTATTGCGGGTAATGCGGCTTCAAATTCTATTGCTTGGAAGTTAGAACAATATCAATCTCCTAAGACACCTTATTTGGTTTCAGAATTAAGAGGAAATAGAGTTTATGATTTGTTCAGATTCATTTCTATTTCAGATGGAGATGCTGCAAATACAGAAGTAAAAGTTTCGATTGCTAATATTTCATTTAATAATATGACTTTTGATGTGTTAGTTAGAAGTTTCTATGATACAGATGCAAATCCAGTGGTTTTAGAAAAATTTACCAACTGTACTTTAGACCCGGCAACTAATAGTTTCATTGGAGTCAAAATTGGTACTCAAGACGGGGAATATGCTTTAGTTTCAAAGTATATAATGGTGGAGATGGCTGATGGTGCTCCAATCGACGCTGTCCCTTGTGGTTTCTATGGTTATGTACAGAGAGAATATGATAGTCCTGTAAATCCTTCACCTTATATAATTTATAAAACAAAATATAATTTCCCTGGTGAAGTGATATATAACCCTCCATTTGGGGCTCCTTCTGGTGGTGATAACCTTACGGTAACTTCAGGGGATGTTGTTAGAAGAACTTATTTAGGATTTTCTACCTTTTATGGAATTGATGATTCTTTCTTGTCATACAAGGGAAAACAAAATCCACAAACAAATTGGGCAACTGCAACAGACTCATTCCAATGGAATGTCTTAAGTAAAGGTTTCCACATGGACTCAGGTGCTACCGTTGTATCAATTAGTAATAACTTTGTTACAAGTGGAACACCAGCTTTTGAATGTGGTGTAGCTGATTTTAGAAATGACCCCGCAACACAAGAAAACCCTTACTATTTCATTTACGCGAGAAAATACACGGTATGTTTTGCTGGTGGTTTTGATGGCTGGGATATTTACAGAGAGTTTAGAACAAATAAAGATGACTTCCAACTCGGAGCTCCTGGATTTCTAGCTGGTTTTCAGGCTGATGGTAGATATCCAAGTGCTACTGGTCAGGGTTTATTTAAAAGGATTACTGTTCAGAACAATAGAGCAGATTTTGCTAATACTGACTACTACGCATATCTATTGGGTATATTAACTTATGCAAATCCTGAATCCACAAATATCAATGTATTTGCAACCTCTTCAATTGATTATGTTAATAACTCAAACTTAGTAGAAGCTGCAATTGACATGGTTCAGTTCTCAAGAGCTGACTCTGTGTATATCGCAACAACACCAGACTACAACATGTATGTTCCAGATTCAACTGATTCCCAGTTAATTATTTATCCTCAGGAAGCTGTTGATAATTTGGATATAACGGGTATCGATTCGAACTATACGGCAACATATTATCCATGGATTTTAGTTAGAGATACCGTAAATAACACACAAATTTATTTACCACCTACGGGTGAAGTTTGTAGAAACTTAGCACTAACAGATAATATCGCTTTCCCTTGGTTCGCATCGGCTGGTTACACGAGAGGTTTAGTAAATTCTATTAAAGCAAGGGTAAAACTTACTCAAGAAGATAGAGACACCCTTTATCAGGGAAGAATCAACCCAATCGCTACATTCTCTGATGTTGGTACTGTAATTTGGGGCAATAAAACTTTACAAGTTGCAGATACCGCTCTTAACAGATTGAACGTTAGAAGATTATTACTTCAAGCTCGTAAGTTGATTTCAGCTGTTGCGGTAAGATTGTTGTTTGAACAAAACGACCAAATAGTAAGACAACAGTTCTTAGACAGTGTGAATCCAATTTTGGACTCAATCAGAAGAGATAGAGGTCTTTATGATTTCAGAGTAACTGTTTCTTCATCCCCTGAAGATTTGGATAGAAATACCTTAACAGGTAAAATTTATCTGAAACCAACAAAGGCTTTGGAATTTATCGATATCGAATTCTTCATCACACCAACAGGTGCTTCGTTTGAAAATATCTAAAATATATAAAGAAAAACTAAACCCCCTCTAATAGGGGGTTTTTTATTTATAATACTATTTATTACAAAAAAGAATCGGTGAAAAAAATAAAAATATTAGAAGGTTTTAAAGGTGATACAAGTCCCACAATGAAATATTATGCATTCGATTGGGATGACAACATCGTTCATATGCCGACAAAAATTATGTTGCGAAGTGATTCGGGTAATGATGTTGGAATGAGTACCGAGGATTTTGCTGAATACAGAACTCAAGTAGGAAAAGAACCTTTCGATTATAAAGGTCAGACTATTGTTGGTTTTGCTGACAAACCATTTAGATTTTTCAAAACGGAAGGAGACAAACAATTTTTGATTGACAGTATGAAAGCTAAGGTTGGTCCCGCTTTCAATGATTTCAAAGAGGCAATAGAAAACGGTTCAATTTTTGCTATCATTACTGCAAGGGGACATAATCCTAACACAATTAAAGAAGCGATTTATAATTATATCATTTCGGGTTTTAACGGAATAGACAAAGACAGTCTTATTAAAAATTTAAAAAAATATAGAAGTTTTGTAGATGAAGAAGACATGAGTGATGAAGACCTTATAAAGTCTTACTTATCTCTGAACAAATATAATCCTGTAACCTTCGGGGACGAAAAAAATGCCGTAAATCCCGAAGAGGCTAAAATCATGGCTATGGATGAATTTGTGGAATATATTAAAGCAATGGCTGCGGTTTTGAACAAGAAAGCATATCTCAAAAAAGACATGGGAAATAAATTTTCTCCTATTAAGCCTCAAATAGGGTTTTCAGATGATGATATAAGAAACGTAGAATCTATGAAAAAACATTTTGAAAACAAACCAGATAACATAGTAAAAACTTATTCTACTGCTGGAGGAATTAAGAAAGAATATAAATAGAGAATATGGTTAGAGTAAAAAAAGTAAAGTCGAAAATTTTTACACAACACTATATTTATATCATATAAACACTGAAAACAAAATTTTAATAATATGGCTGATTTACTAATGAAAATGCCGATACCCTATGAACCGAAACGACAGAATCGATTCATTCTGAGATTTCCATCTTCTTTGGGTATTAATGAATGGTTTGTAGAATCAACTGCTAGACCAACAATTGACATCTCCCCAACAGAAATTCAATTTCTTAATACATCCACATATGTGGCAGGAAGATTTACATGGGGTACAATTCCTGTAAAATTTAGAGACCCAATAGGTCCTTCAGCAGCTCAAGCTCTTATGGAGTGGGTTCGTCTCCATGCGGAGTCAGTAACAGGTCGTATGGGTTATGCTGCGGGTTACAAGAGAGACGTGGATTTGGAAATGTTGGACCCAACAGGAGTGGTAGTTGAAAAATGGATTTTGTACGGTGTTTTCTTGACTCAAGTGAACTTCGGAACACTCGGATATGGAACTGACGGTTTGGCGGATATTTCGGCAACAATGAGACCCGACCGTTGTGTGTTAGTTTACTAATACTCTTTATAAAAAATCAATACTTTTTATATTTAACCGTAAAGACATAAACTTTACGGTTATTTTTTTATTATGGACGAACAAACAAGAGAATACGCACAAGCAAACTTAACCTTACCACATGACGTGGTACAGTTACCATCTAAGGGAATTTTTTATAAAAATAAAAAAAAGGCAATCAAGGTAGGATACCTAACCGCAAATGATGAAAATATTTTGTTGGGTAGTTCTGATGATATTACTTTAACTCTTTTAAGAAACAAAATTTATGAACCCGATGTTAAAGTTGAAGATTTAATAGAAGGGGACGTTGAGGCCATATTAATCTTTTTGAGAAATACTTCATTTGGGCCTGAGATGGAGGTCACGGTAACTGACCCTTCTACACAGAAACCATTCACAACAAAAGTAATTTTAGACACACTCTCAATATCATCAGGACAAGAACCTGACGAAGATGGAACATTTACTACCGTCCTTCCGAAAACAGGTTCAAAAGTTAAATTAAAACCATTAACATACGGTGAAATAAATGAAATCGCTAGAATGGTTGACAATTATCCTAAGGGAAGAACCGCACCGAGAGTTACATGGAGACTACAAAAACAAATTGTCGAGATAGACGGGAATGCAGACAAACTAGAAATTTCCCAATTTATAGAACAAATGCCAATTATGGATTCAAAATATATAAGAAATTTTATGAACGCAAACGAACCAAGATTGGATATGACTAAAGAAATACAAGCCCCATCAGGAGAAAGACTACGAGTTAATGTAGGATTTGGGGTTGAGTTTTTTCGCCCTTTCTTCTGATTATAGGAAAGGACAGTTGGACGAATTTTATTATCTCAACACAATATTGAACATCTCTTATCAAGATTTTCTCATTATGCCTATATTCATCAGAAAATATCTATTGGATAAATGGATAGAGCTGAAATCCAATGAAAAATAAATAATACTCTATTTATTTAACAAAGAGAGAAAATGGCAGGCGGTACTGACCCAGCACAACCACCCGCAGGTGGAACAACCGACTTAGGAACGTTGGATACAATGTTAAGGGAACTGAATAAAGAAATCACAAAGTTCTCATTAGCAAATTTTGCAAAAAATTCTATCAACGAAATTTTATCTGTACAAAAAAGTATAGATGGTCTTAACGCAGCCCTCTTGGGTACAAGAACAAGACTAACCGAAATGGGAAAAGCGATTACGGACGCAATGCCAGGAATCGCAGCATTAGGTGGTGATTTAAAAGACGCACAAACAACATTAGCTGAAATTGCTTCAGGGTCAAGAAGAAATGTGATTGCGACTAGAAAAGATGTTGAGGAGTTGTACTCGGTTGGAAAACTGACAGGAAAAAATGTTGTTGATATTGTGGATTCGTTTGGTAAAGTTGGAATGAGTTACAAAAAAATAGGTGAGAATGTTGCAGGTACAATAAATACGGCAAATTCCTTGGGGGTTAATGCTAGAACTGTAATGTCATCAGTTTTGGACAATACAGAAAAGTTACAAAGGTTCAATTTTGAAAACGGAGTACAAGGGCTTTCAAGAATGGCCGCTCAGGCGTCGATGTTGAGATTCGATATGAATGAAACATTCAAGTTAGCGGACGACGTGTTAGACCCAGAAAGAGCGGTCGAAGTTGCGTCAGCTTTCCAAAGATTAGGAGTATCAGCTGGAAATCTTGTAGACCCCTTCCAATTGATGAACCAATCTATCAACGACCCATCGGGATTACAAGATAGTTTAATCAATATAGGAAAACAATTCACATATTTTGACGAAAAAACTAAATCATACAAAATCAATCCACAAGGTATTCTCACCCTAAAAGAAATAGGAAAACAAACAGGTGTTAGTGCAGATGAGTTGAGAAAGGCAGCACTTTCAGCTGCAGACTTTGATGAGAGATTATCTGCAGTCAGTAAAGCTGATTTATTTCCTGAGGTAACTGAAGATGATAAAAAATTATTGGCTAATATGGCCAGAATGGGTGATACGCCAGGTTCATATGAAATAAGTGTTGGTGGAGAATATAAAGAAATTAGCCAATTAAACTCACAACAATTAAAACAACTTGTTGAAGAACAAAAAAAAGGACCCAAAACTGTTGAGGAAATTCAAAAAAGTACTTTAGAAATTGATAAATCAATCTTAGCTAATGCAAAAGAAATAAATGCTAAATTATCTAAGACTCTTTTTTTCAGTGACAAATCATTACAAAATTCTTTAGATTTTACTAAAGGAATCCGAGAGGCAGGTAAAGAAAGTGCTGGAAGAGCAATGGCTCCCGACTTTGAAAAAGATTTGAGAGAAAAACAAGCTGAAAGGGCTCGAGCAAAAACCGCAGGAGATACAGAAAAGGTAAAAAGGCTAGACAAAGAAATAACCGACATGATACAGAGAGATATGAGGTTGGCCATGAAAGCTTTTCAAGACGGGATTGGTAAGAGTGGGGATGTTGTCGGAAGTGAAGTTGGTAAGACATTAAACAATATATTGACGCCAGCTTTTGATGTTGCTTTTGGTAGGTCCGCAAGTATGACAGAGGCAGGAACAGCGGGAGCAACACCCATCGGTGGAACAAGAACACCAATAAATGCACCATCGAATCAAATCAACCCTGAATGGATATACGGAACCTCACAAAGAGTTCAGCAAATGAACAACCAAAACCAATCAAACCAACAACAGACTCCAATCGATGTAAGTAATATACCAACACTGCCAAAAAGAATAGATGTTTATTTCAACAAACCAGCAAACGTTGATTTTTCAAGTATTGAAGAAGCATTGAGTAGCGGAATTCTCAAAATAGAAGAAGCGACATTTACCGCAGTAGAAAAAACAGCAAAAAGATTAGGTAAGCAAAGTCGTCTTTAAAAATTCAATTCGTTCTATTTATAAGAAAAACATTTGATGGCAGATAGTCCTTTAGATTTTGTCAATTCTGATTTTTTCAGAAAAAAAATGACTACAAGAAATTTGAAGCCTTACGTTAAGTCACCCCGTAAGATTTCAGGGCCAATCAACTATGAAGTAATTCAAGGTGATATTGCTGTCCAAGATAGTCCAGACCAACTTATAGACGACCCAAGTTTTGCTAATCGCCTCTATCCTTTGAATGAATGGGGGGCTGAGGGAGGTTTTAAACAAGTTCCAGACCCAACCGCTCTTTTGAATACAAAATCGAATCGTGGTGAATACGGACCAGGACAACAAGATGCAAAAATTTTAGACCAAGCTTTACCTGAGTCAAAAAAATGGAAAAAGGTAAATGTATATGGTAATGCGACAAATGAACTTTTGGATAGTGGGACATTTATTACACAATTAGATACTCCTGAATATGGTGTTGGAATATATAACAACCAACCATATTATACATTTGTTCCTTCAACATATGCCCCTGTAAATATTTTATTAAATAAAGACCCACAGGGAAGTAATGGGTTACTAAGTCAAGACTCCTATATTGCTAAATTAGGTGCGAGCATTCTTAGAAAAGAATTTGAAACGAGGATTGCTACAAGAATTAAACAAGAAACACTTGGTAGAATAAACGCATTTAATGTAAGGTCAGGAACCGACGTTTTGGGTTTAGTGACAGGTAGAATACCAATCATCGAACCAAACTACCAAATCACAGTTCCGGCAAATCCCGTTTTAGCCGCGACGGACTTTATCCTCAGGTTGGCTGGAAGTATAATCCCAACTTCGACAATACCTGGTTCTTACTTTGACCCAAGTATTAACTCTGGAATGCCAACGACAATTCAACAATTGTCAAATGCCTACAGAAGACAAACCGCAACAGGTTTAGCCAATACATTCACAAGGTTATTAGGTGCCCCAAAATCTGGGTCTCAATTGTTTCTGAACAACACAGGTGGTGGTCAAAAATCAAGATTGTTTGGTAACTTAAATTACAACAAATATAAACCTGATTATGATAGGAGTATTTTTGACAGGGTAGGAGGTCAGCTTGTAGGAACAATTCAAAATAATAGTAACTTCTACGTAGGTTCAGTAACATCAGACCCCTCAAGAATATTCAGTCCAGGTGGAGATATTCCAATCAACCAGTTTGGACAAGAAGAACAAACCCCTGTTTATGGTCCTTCAGAATTAGCATCTCTCTATGAGGGAAATAGTAAAGAAATTAAGTTAGGAGCAAACGGGCCAACATATTCGGATGGAGGTGGAATAGAAGGGGGACTTACTTGGGTATCACCAAAATACAAAGGTAATGCCGGTAAAAAAGTAGGTATTGGTGGAGAGGTGACTGACCAAGACCAGGATTTCAAACCATCATCATATAACAAAACAGAATCCACAGGTGTTGATTTCAGAAGAGGTTCAATACTAGATAACACACAAAGAATTATCAATAGCCAACCTCAAGGAGGTAGAAGATTACAGCACGTAGGAAATGCAATCGACCAAGTCAGCAAAGTTTTCAACGACGGATACAATGAAATGACAAAAGGCTCAAGGGTTATCAGATACGTTGGTTCGATAGGACAAGAAGTAGGTAGTGAGTACTGTCGAGTTTTTGCAAAAGATATACCGTACCTGCAATATAACGATTTACAAAAAACAGATGGTATGACAACCCAAGGGAGAAAATTTGCATATTCTGTCTTGGATAAAACATACAACCTTAACATGTACCCAAACAAAAGAGAGGGGGGTCAAGATTCAACCAATTTGGTTTTGGACACGGCTAACAATGTGTCTTATGCAAAAAAATATATGTTTTCATTGGAGAACTTAGCCTGGAGAACTTCAGCAACACCTGGTTTGAATGTTTCTGAATTAGCAATTTGTGAAAGGGGACCCAATGGAGGAAGAGTAATGTGGTTCCCTCCTTATGGTTTGGCATTTAGTGAGAGCGTGTCTGCAAACTGGAATCCAACAAATTTTTTAGGTCGTCCTGAGCCAGTCTATACTTACACAAACACACAAAGGTCAGGAACTTTACAATGGAAAATTGTTGTGGACCATCCGTCAATTCTCAATATGATTGTAAATAAAGTTCTGAACAATGAAAACAACAAAGAAAAAATTAATAGTATGATTGATGCTTTCTTTGCTGGATGTTTAAAATACGATTTATATGAATTGGCGAAGAAATATTACACGGTTACACCTGGCGAGTTGAACCAATTACAACAGTTGATTAATGGTAAGGAGTTAAGTAGGGAACAACTGGGTTTTGTAAGAGATACGGTTGCTACAGGGGCAAGAACAACTGGTAATCAATCACAAGTGGTCACAGACCCAAATCAATCCCAACCAACCGATACATTAAAACAATTTGTATCGATGGGGTTTTATTTTGATAATGCTTCGCCAAGCAGCGAACCAATTTCAAATTATTCGACTTACTATGGTCAATATGATTCAGCGGTTATCGGAGGTGGAAATAAAGGATATTCAGGTGAAACTCAAAAGAATTTTTTCAACAATGTTGTGAAGAAAAATTTTGATGAAATACAAAATAACTTTGTACCTCAGTTGAAAAAAGTTCTTGAGAACCAAAACGTAAAAGTCACTCTAACACTTGTAGGAAGTGCGTCTTCTTCAACCCCGCTTCCATATAACACCAAATTATCAGAACAAAGAATTAAATCAGTTATAGAGTTTCTGAATCAAGATAGTGTATTGAAAAAAGCTATAGATTCCAAAAGATTAGACATAAGACAAAATCCTTCAGGTTCAAATTCTTCAATTAAAAAATGGGATACAAAATCTAATACTTTCAGTGAAGAAAATTATGATTGTAGTTCGAACTCATATGATAACCCTGCAGCAACTAACAACGATGAAATCTACGGTATCCAACCAATGGCTTGTAGAAGGGTAAGGTTCGAGAGTATTGTAGTTGGGTCAGGAGTTCCAACTCAGCAACCAACCTCCGCAAATCAACCCGCAGGTGGTGCAGGAACACAACCAATCAACCCTATACCAAAACAAGATTTGGAAACCAAAGTAATCAACAAAGATAATATTACTAAAAGGGTTTTGAGGGCTCTTTTATCTGAGTGCGATTACTTTGAAACTATCAAAGAAGAAACTCCAATGGTTTATGATTCGCTGAAAGAAAAATTGAAATTTTTCCAACCTGGATTCCACTCGACTACACCAGAAGGTTTAAACTCTAGACTTACCTTTTTACAACAATGTATGAGACCAGGTGATACAATTCCAACAATCAAAGAAGGGTCAGATGGAAAACAAGAACTACAGTTTAATAATGCCACAAATACAAGCTTCGGAATACCTCCAGTTTTGATATTGAGAGTGGGAGATTTTTATAATACCAAAATCATTCCAACAAGTTTATCACTTGCCTATGAAAACTTAGATTTAAATCCAGAGGGAATTGGTGTTCAACCAATGATTGCTAACGTGACTATGAATTTCAATTTTGTTGGAGGTAGCGGACTAAAAGAATCGATTGATAAATTGCAAAACGCTCTTTCGTTCAACTTCTATGCTAACACTGAAATGTGGGATGATAGGGCAGATTCAACGGACGATAGTCTCAAAACTTACGATAAAGAGTTTCTTAGTATGGTTAATCAAGCTGGTGCTCCAACAACAAATCAAATCCAGAACAACGATGGACAATCCAACGAAAATACTATTGGTAATAGAATATCCACTGTTGTTGGACCTAATGGTGAGTCGGGCACAATTTCTTATCAAGAATTTATGAATGCTTTTGTGAATCAAACCCAAACATACTTCCAAACTGTTCTCAATAAGAGTAAAGACGCGTTGAAACAATATAACAATGCTGTAAGACAGAATTGGACTGTCAATAGAATTTATACAGATGGAAATTTCTTCGTAGATGCAACTAGTCCTGTTTATTTATTCGGTAAGCCAGACTCATTAGAAAAGATTTTTGATAAGGTCACAAAAGACATGATTAAGGATATTGAATCAACAAACACAAACACACAAGATAGATTTATAAACTATATGACACAAACCGATAGACAATATAGTGACAAGGCAATCAGAGAACTTATAAAAAACTACAAGAACTATGTCCAGAAAAAAAGTGGTTCTTTCCAAAACGGAGTAACAACAATTACACAGAGTTTAGTGAATATTGAACAATCCTATCTTCAATATATAAGTAGGGCAAATACAATTCCATACCCATTATCAAGTGTAGGAATGGACGGTTACCAAGAAAAAAATGGATTTGTAAGAACTTACGACATTTCTGGTACAACACAACTTGGACCAGGGACTCCATCAACAACAACTGATACTTTACAAGAACTGATTGATGATTTGAAAAAAGTCCAAAGTGGCTTAACAGCATTTAATTTGGTTTCATTAGCACCGAACAATTTTGTATATCAAGGTACAAACTATACGGGTAAATTACTATATAGTTCTGACCAACAAAGAGAAATGCAAAATCAAGTTTTTTTCCCCTTTAGCACAAATATAGAATTTGTTAAATATCTATCTTTCAGAAGAATGTATATGTTGTTGTCTCAAGAACTAAAATCTGAGAATTATGAAACCTTTAAAAATGCTCTTATTGGTAATATAATTAACAATGATGCATTGTTAGGAAGAGGAAGTAGAAACATATCTCAAGATTTTGACCAATATTGGAAAATTCAAACAAAACCAATATTTGACCAAGAAGACGCAATAACAACTGCATTTTTGGATGAAATGGAAAAGTCAAAACTAAAAGATTTCATAAATTACACTCCTTTCCCTAGCAAACCAAGAATATTTGATTATACACAAAATGTTAATCCTGCAGGATTACAAAAGAAGCTTATTCAAAACTTGGGAGCATCTACAAATGCAAGTACAAATAAAAAAACATGGAATGACCAAATTTCAGGTTCGCCACCAGCATATCAATCTAAAGTAAAACTTAACTAATGGGGTTTCCTTATTATAACAGATATAACGAATTTTTGATTAATGGAGAACAAACTGTTGTTCCTTATGTGTCTATTGCTCAAAAACCCACGGATAAAGCTTATATCTATAAAATGGGTCAAAGTAGATTAGATAAGGTGTCGCAACAATTTTACGGTGCCCCTTATTTCAATTGGTTAATTCTGCAAGCAAACCCACAATTTGGGGGTTTGGAAAATAACATATACGATGGTGCAATATTAGTTATTCCATTCCCTTTGATACCGTCCTTACAGGACTATAAAGCGGCACTGGAAAATTATTTCTACTATTATGGCAGATAATGTTCAGGCGGATAATAATGGTAATATCTATGTTGAGTTTGATTATAACAACATCATTCTTGTTGACCCAAATCGAACGGTAGATTTAGATGGTAAGATTAAGGAAAGATTAGTTGACCATGAAAATTTGGTTATGTTTGCTAATTTGGAGGCGGACGTTTTACCAAGAACAAAACTTCTTTTAGGTGTCAGTCCTGAAAATTCACAAAGACAAACCGTATCAATTGCTAAAATTAATTTCTTAAGACCTGGTCAGAATGATTATTTAGGTACAGGTTATTATGATGAATTAACTGGTAGGGATGCTTTACAAGGACAAGCGGGAAATCAAGCATTAGAAAAATCTATTGTAAGTAACGGTAGGGCGTTTACTCAGTCCTCAGTAGCCTATGAAGAAAATATAGTAGATAATGGTCTATTAGGAATCACAAGTATAAGTGTTAAAGTTTCATCTTCATTTATCCCAAGTGTTTCAATTGAGTT